TGAATCAACAAATAATAGATGAGTATGGTTTGATTCCATAAAGCTAGATACACACAAATTTCTTCCTTGAGTAATAAGCGATGATTTCATTACTTGGAAAGAGGCAAGCACATCATTCTTTAAACAATGTTTTTGAAATTCTAAACAAGCTTGAAAATAGTGAATGGATACTTCGCTATGTACTGGTGTAGCGACAAATATAGAAAACTTCTTATTTGGTTTAGCTTCAGTTTTAGGTTCAATCGTTTTATTAAACCACATAGGTTTACTTGGATCTTGCATATTTATTCTCTGTATTGTAAGTTAAAAGCAAAAGTAATTCTCTCATGATTTTCTTCTTGTTCAAGCACTTTATGTTCTAAATTAGAACTAAATAAAACCATATCTCCTTTTACACCTTTAAATTTTATTTTAGAATTATCAAACAATGTTGGATTATCTGTATTTGAATAATATATAACACCTGATAAAATTCCTGCATGAGTATGTGATGGATTATAATTTCCTTTATATGAATAATTAACCCATATATCATAACCATCAAAATGACCATCCCATTTTCTTAAAAAATAATTTCTGTGATTTTTTTTAAATATTTGAGCACAGTTTCTTAAAGTAAAAGGCAACCAATAAGATTTTTCTATTAGATAAGACGGAACAGAAACTTGGAAACTATTACTTTTTGTTCCAAAGTTATCATGTGATTTAAGGTAACCTAAAGGATGGTTTTTAATTTTATCACATTCATATTTCCATTGATCTAACTCATCAATTATAGACGAAGGTAATTTTAAATGAGCAACTTTATCATTTAAAAAATTAACTTTTTGCATTAATCAACCCACCTATCTATAAGTTTTATTTTTTCCTCTGCATCTACTATCTTTTGTAACAATTTGTCTACTTCATCTAAATGTTGTGGATGTTCACCAATTCCCACAGGACTCTTTAAATAAATATTAATTGTTGCTATCGATTCAGCAACTTGTGCTTCGTATCTTTTTTTAAGTGCTTTTAGCATTTAGTGCTCCTTTTAAAAAACTTGTCCATTGTCCGGCAATGTTTTTCCAATGATAAAAATGATTAAAAAACTTTTGTTGAAACTTTAAGTGATATTGAAATCCTGTGGTATTCATTTGTTCAGGTAATCCATCAATCACAGCAGCAAACTGTGTAGCTAAATTATTATAGTTTGTATCCATAGGCACATAAACTGGAAACTCAGAACAAGTTTCGTAAAGTGCTCCGTTGTCCGTTGTTACTACAGCTAGACCACATGCTAAAGCTTCAAGTGCAGATATACAAAAAGTTTCTTCCCATATATTAGGATATACAAAAGCATCATAAGTATGTAAATTGTCTAATATGTATTCGTTTGGTTTATAACCAATGTAATTTACATTTGGTAAAATTTTAGCTTGATCATATAAAGCTTTGTATTGATCATCGTTTTGTTTTTCGAACTCCGATCCATAAACCTTAGTGCTACTGTAAACATCTAACTCTATGTTTGGATTTTTTACCAGTTGCATTGCACCAAGTAAAACAGATAGCCCTCTCCATGGAGTAGGGTGATATATAAGTTTTATCTTATCCTTTTTTTGATCTGCATTCCTTTGTTTTATATCAGGTATCCCATTTTTTATTACAGTGCATTTTTCTTGTGGTATATTAAAACGTTTTCTAAAATTTTCATAATTCCAATGACTATTAAAAACATAGTAATCATATTCTTTGTGTCTTGATTTATTTTTAAAGAATGGTTGTAAAGGTGGTTGATCCCAAGAATTCTTTTGCCAAAGAATATTTATTTTATTTGCAGATAAAGGAACTTTACCAGGCACAGACAAGCAAATTTGAAATTGATCTAATAAAGATTTTTCAACGTTGTCCTGTAAAAACTTATACTGTAATTCAGTTCCGCCTAATGGATTCATTTTTTTGTTTTACTAAATATAGGTAGATCAGGCACCATTACTTCAACATCAGTAGCTAAATCTTCTTTAGGATGATTAGCCAAGAATGCTTCTTCTGTTTCGTATCTTTCCCCTGTTTTTATACTTCTATAGATAGTTTTAGTTTCGCATTTAATTTTGTGATAAACAGTCATGTTTTTTTATTATACTAAATTACCTACCCTGTCCACGACTTTTCTTACGATATGGTTTCCTTTTACTATAACTTTTTGCGTGTTGTCCTGGACGTTTTTTAGGCGTACGTTTATGATAGTTATTTACTCCGAATATTGATTTTTTTTTAGCCATCTTTTTTTACCATTTCAAAATCTAAATTTAAGGTTTGTCTTTTGCCTTTCGATTGTGGGTAAGAGCCATGTAGTAAATCAATGGGCATAATAATCAAAGTGCCTTTTTTAGGTGAAATAATTTCACAAGAAATATTATTGAAAGAGTCTTTAATAAAATAATAAAAATCTCCAGATTGATGCATATTCCTTTCAGGTACATTTAAATATAAAACAGTAGCAACGTTATTATGTCTATGAACCTCATGATAACTATTTTCTTTTCCAATTACAGTCCAAGCAGCTACTAAATTGTAATCAAAGTCCTTATTTATTTTTTTCAATTCATTTTTAATTTCTTCAACAATAATATTTAATTTCTCTCTGTTATCAAATAAATCGTATTGTTCAGAAAGAACACCTCTAGTGCTTTTTAAGGTTAAGTCATCTTTTTCAATAATTGAATTATTAATTATAGTATCAAAATTCTTAATATTGATTTCTTTTTTTATTATCCAATTATTGTTAGCCATTCTCTTGAGATCTGTCTAATTGTGCGTAGCTAATTGCACCTTGAATTTTATTACTACCTGTAGCTGCTGTTACAGTTACTGAATCGCCAGCTTCGAGATTTAATCCTTGTGGTGCTGCATTAACTTGAGTTTTAGCTGCAAGATCATTTCTAAAAAATTCGTATTCAGCGCTTGAATCAGAAGAATCAACTAAATTCATATTCACCAGTATAGCTGAGGAAGCATCGTTATTTGCAACGTAAATACTTTTTATAATTATTGTTGCATTAGATGGACAAGTTAAAACTGTGGTCTTACCTGTGCTTGCTTGTTTATAACCTTGATTTTTATATTGTATTGTCATTATGATAAGAAATAGTTAAAAGCATCTGCTTCATTTTTTATATCATTCTCATATGAGAAGTTCAACTGAGACTGAAGAGTTCTAAATGCTTGAAGTATTTGTCTTTGATCCTCTTGTGAATACTCAGGTTTAGGTTCAGGTATTTGTATTGTTATTTTTGCCATTATCTTCTTCCATCTACTCTAACATCGAATCTAAAAGTTCCATATCTCCAACTTTCATTCAAATTTTCATTTTCTATTTGTACTGATGCTAGTCTTGCTCTAGCTCTTGTATCAATTTTAGAAGTGCTTGAGCTTACAGTAAAAGGTCCTAATGGACTTGATGAAGCTGTTGTTCCTTGTGGAAACTGGTTCAAAAATATTGTCACTTTAGCATTACCATTTATACGTTTAAAGTCAGGTAAAAATCTTTTAATACTCATCAAAAATTCACCATCTCCTGGAACTCCTTGTCTTCCATTTAAATCAAACTCTCCTGATTTTATAAATGAAGTGATAGCTGTTTCAGTTCCATCTCCATTAGCTTGATTTATACCAACTTCATGCGCATAGTAAATTGTTGCGCCATTAGATACACCACTAACAGTTGGAAAAGTAGGAGTGTCAGATGCGTTAAAGTCTGTTGCGTAAGGAACCTCATACACAGTCGACCCAATCCAAGTTGTTCTATCTAATGTGCCTGTAGTCCAAACATTTTCATCATAATTATATGTAACAACTCTATTTATTTGAGATGAATTAGCTGTTGGGTAAAACCAATTTATTTCAGAATATAGTTCATTTATGCCTCCAAAAACTATTTGACCTGAATTATAATTTATTCCAGGATTATTACCATCTGTTGTAAATACAAAATCCTCAACAAGACAAGGAAGTGATTTTACTGTACCATCATAAACATAAAAGCCTCCTGTTTTTCCCATCCAATAAACCGCCCCATTTGCAAAAACTCCTGCATGTTGACCCATCAATCCATTATTAGAACCTACTTTTCTTATAGAAAAGGTAAAAGGTGGACCAACAAATTGCATTTCATATGCAGCAGTGTCTGTAAGAACTAAAATATAATCTTTACCTTTGAATGCACCTACAATTTGTGTACCATCATCAAGTTGAAATGTTCCTGCAGTATTTGTCGATGTTGGCTCATATATGCTAGTGCTTTCTTGATCAGAAAATCTTATAAACATTTTGTTTTGGGAAGTTGAAGATCCTACTGTGGTCTCTGTGCCTAGATGAAATAGATGTCTATCTCTATCTGAAACTATTGTCATTACAGATTTAGTTGGCATACCTGATCCAATTGTTGCCCTTGTTTGAAGAGCGTTTGTGAGTGAAGCATCCCAAGTAAACGTTTCACCATTATGAACTGTTGCAATCAAGATATTACCATAATTATCTAAAGACCAATTTGCAGGATCAATAGTTACTGTGCTTGAAGTAGACGCATCACCCCAACCAATGTAATCAGTGATATTGGTTACTGTAGATCCGTCAGTGTGTTCTGCTGCAGAGGTTCCGTTAATACCTCGAGTAATTCCACTTATTGTATTTGTGCTGGTGTTGTTTGCTGTGTATTCCATATCCTCAGATCCAATTCTTATTTTACCTGACGATGGAAAATTAGAAGAGTCTGTCAAAATTACTGAAGTAGCTCCAACCAACATGTTGCCGGAGTTATTCATTGTAGTTGTAGTTTGTGCTATTGTTCTGCCACCAAATAAATACGTACCCCAACCATACCCTGATGTCTGTGTAAGAGGTCCAACTGGTACGTATGGTCTAACATCAAGTGTGCCATCATTTGTTTCACCTGAGCCAGTTTCAGCTGAGGGCATTGTAATTGTAAAAGTAGTTATTGAAGGAACACTTTGAACCTCAAATAATTTGTCATCGAAATCTGTAGCTGTGTAATCGGTATCCGCACCAAAAGACCCAGCGTTAGCAAAAGTAATTATATCTCCAACACTAAGGTTATGAGATCCTGTTGTAGTAATTGTAACTGTTGTTGATCCGTTGGTCGTTGTTATGTTTGAGCCTGTGGAGTAATTGTCAGTGTCTAAAGGTGTAATATCGTAAAAGGCACCATCAAAATAAATAACTAAGACTTTGTCCGTGCCAATTGCAGCATATCTTTTACCATCAGTATTAGCCCATACGTGTTGGGCTCTTGCTGCACCAACAATTTTATTATTTACTAAAGCTGACCAGCCACCTATTTTTTCAGGCTCTCCATATCTAAATCTTACATTATCACCATCAACCCAACGACCCTCTGCGTCTGCTGGTGTAGATTGTTTATCAAATCCTGGTGCTATATTTACTTTTGCTAAAGGCATGAGGAGATTATAGCATTTTCAAATCCTTAAATATAGATTCCTCATTTTATTAATTTTTTTTCAAACCATGCCATTGAACACATTTTCTATAATTAAAGGCTAAACTTACCCTAGTTGTGTCTTTTTCATTAACTACAACTCTATGTTCTACTTCATCAGGAAAAAGAACAATTTTACCTATTTCAGGTTTTACAGTAATAGTATTTTGAAAATAAAATTGTGTTGCAGATTCAGGGGAATCAGTAAAATATACAATTCCACAAATGAAACGATTAATAGGATCTAGATGACTATGATATTCTTGAAAAAAATCTTTGTGATAAATGTTAAACCACGACTTGTCTATAAAGCCTTCATAATATGATTTTGAAAATACCATGTAATCTCTAATGTGAGCTAAAATGTTAAAATGTAGTTTTTGTAATTTTTGATCGTTTAAGATATTTTTAGTTATATTGTCACTTGTATAGCACTTACATTTATAAGGAGTTGCAGTAATTCTTTTTTTGATTTCGTCAATATAAATTAAAGTATTTTGAATAACTTCTTTATGTAAAAAACCAGTATAGATATTATTTAGCTCTGGTCTTTGTAGAAAGTTCATTTTTTTTGTTTATGTTTGTTCCTGTTAATTCACTTAAATCTATAGTAAGTCGAAACAAATCATTAGTTAAAAATTGTAATGTTTTTTCATCAAAAGTTAATTTTCTTTTTTTAATTAAAATCCAGATATCTTTCCAAGAAAATTTCATATACGCTACTTTTTTTTCTCCATCTATTCCTAAATGCATAAATTTAAATGTATTTTTTTAATCCAAAGGCAGCACGTTTGTCTCCAACCCAATCTTTATGTATTCCATCTTTTTTAACATAATGAAGAAAAACTTGCGAACAATAATCACCTTGAAATTCGTCTCTCCAATGTTTTACATCCATTCCTAAGTACATAGCTGCATCTCCTTGTTCTAGATTTATCGGAGTGCCATCCATAAAAATAGGCCACGGTGTTCCACAAGAAGCTATATTTAGGGTTACACTAACTTCACATGAGGGTCTATCTTTATGCTTAGACAAATCAGAAAGATAATTATACATTCTATAGTACGAATATGTTGGTAATAAACTTAACCCGCTCTCTGCTTCACATTTTTTTGTTTTAGTTAAAAGTAGAGCTTCCATAATTGTGTCTGCATAAATTGCTGTATCACATGTATCTCTAGCAAAATCTTTATTAGAATCTTCTATTCTGTGCAAAATTTTCACATATTTTTGTAACAATTCTAACTCATCTTTTGATAAGAAGTTCTTAATAATTTTATATTTAAAATCTTGACCTAACGTGCCCATGCAACAACCGTAAACCTTTCTCCTTTAGTTACTGGTTTGACGGCATGTGGAAATAAAAAATTACTCGGCCATATCACTATGGATCCAGCTTTTTTCTCTACTTTTTCCTCAGTCTCGTCAAAGGTATTTTTAAACACTAATTCACCACCTTCATAATCATCATTTAAAAAAATTATAGCGCTTAAAAGTCTATTTTCATCCTTTAAAGCATCGACATGAAACTTGTAATGATTAGAAAGTCCATATTTAAGTATATCACACTGTAAAACATTTGTGATTCTTCCGCTGTACTCTTGTAAGTTATGTTTAAAAATATAGTCGTTAAAAAAATTTAATGATACAATTTTCAAAACATTAGCCCAATGAACTTCTGAATAAGATTTACTTCGTTGGCTAAGGTGACACAATCCAACATCTCTTATTTCTTTATTTGTTGTGCAATTATGTATGTTTGACCCTACTTTACCTGCTTGGTAATTTCTAGTTTTACAGAATCTTAAAAATTTATCTAATTGTTTTTTATTAAGAAAATTTTCATAAACACTTATGTACCTTTTCAAAAGCATAAGATGTTTTACCTTAAATAACTAAAATTGTAAATCACTTAATACAGTTGTTCCTTGATTGTCTAAATACGTTTCTATTGAAGTATTTAAAGGATAACTTAATGATGCAGTATCTATGTTGTCGTAAACAGACAGCATGGCATCAGCCCTAGTTTGAAATGCTGAACTAAAACTATTTTTTCTTAATTCAAGTCGATTTTTTTTTGATTCTATAAGACCCTTAACTGATGTTTCGTTTGGCCATGAAAGATCAAAATCCGCTAAAACAATTGATGTGCCATCGAAGCTAGAAACTACTTTTTTATATAATCTTAAAGAGTCAAAGTCTGCTTCAGAAATGCTTACCTTATAACCACTATGACCTGCTTCAATAGCAGCTCTTGCTCCATAAACAGCATCTATTTCCTCGTCATTTGCTGATACGAAAGTTAAGTTTTTATGTTTATTAAAAATTGCAAAAGCCATAATTCATCCTAAAATAGTTCAAAAATAGCAACATACCCTGGTCCACCAGGTGATCCTGTTGGAGAAGGAGTTCTTCCCCCAGCTCCCCCTTTAGCGGTTTGATTCGAAGGACTCGATACACCTAAATATCCTAAATATGTATTGTATCCAAGTGGTGTGAAATCTCTATCTGCTCCAGGAGCATCACCAGGATTTCCAGGAACAACGCCCGGGTTTCCGCCTCCGCCATTACCACCGTTAGCTGTAGCTAATGGTGATGGACTTGGTCCAAAATTTGAAGCACTTCCTCCTGGAGACTGTGAAGAATTCATGGATCCACCTCCTCCTACTGAAAACGGTTGCGTGTAAGGATGTGAGAGAGAGCTAATACTAAAAAAACCGAACCCTCCATCTCCACCTGGTTGAACCGTGGGCGCGTTTCCAGGTCTAGTGGCACCTCCTCCACCGCCTCCCATTAGATAAATTCCAAGTTTTGTTGCAGCGGGATTTGCTGTAAAAGAACCACTACCACTAATCGATCCTCCAGCCCAAAGATATCCTCCATCACCTCCCGCACCACTAGATGCAGCTGTAATTCTTCCGTCTTCATCAACAGTGATGTTTGCTGTAGTATAATCTCCAGCTGTTACTGCTGTTGATTGTAATTGAGTTGGACCAACTGAATTTGTGGCAAGTTTAGCTTGTGTAATTGTTGATTGTACAATCTGATTTGCTGTTACAGAGTTTTGAGCAAGTTTTGCCGTTGTAACATTCGATTGTAAAATTTTGTTAGTTGTAACTGCGTTGTTTGAAATTTTAGCTGCAGTGATTGTATTGTCTGCAACTTGAGCAGTTCCAATAGTACCACCTAAAGTATCTAAAGATACTTCTTTGATATTTGTACCATCAGCATATGCTGCGTAAATTTTAGCAGCATCTAAAGTAAATCCTGATCCACCTGCAGTTTTAAAAGTTAAGTTTGTTGGGTTTGTTACTGCAGTTGCATCAAGAATATAAAATTTTTCGATACCATCAGGTATAGTTAAGTTACTTGCACCAGATAAAGTAATTGTAGCAAGTTTTAAAACCATATTTCTTGCATTTGATAATGTTGCATCAGACATTGCTAATGCTTTTGTACCACCATCAGTAAGTGTAATTGATTCTACACCTGCGATAGCTTGTTGAACTAAGTTTAAGTTTGTATTAGTTTTATCACCCCATGTACCAGCGTTTTCGCCAGTTACCATTAATTCTAGTTTTAAATCTGTTGAATAACTTGATGCCATATGTCTCCTATTTTAACAAAATTAGGCTGCTTTATCAACCACGGTCCAAACATTATTTACACCTGGATCGATTTCACTCCATGGCGTTACATTAACTGAGCCTATATTTGCTGTCAACCCTATACCAGTAACGTTAGTATTTGCTTGTCCAATTGCTGTTACTGAGCCCACAGAACCATTCAATAATCCTGCTGTAGTTACTGGGTATACAGCCACTGGATCTACCGTGCCTAATGAAATAGTAGCTGATTGACCTGTAGCTGTTTCGTTAGTTGATTGTATTAAAGTTATGCTTCCTAGTGATAATGAAGCTGAAATACCTGTGACAGGAACTTCTAATAAAGGCTCAGGTACGACTGTGCCAAGTGAACCACTTAATGATTGACCAGTTGGTTGAACTAGACCATCTCCTGTAACTGATGGAACAGTTCCGACAGCAGTATCTAATTGATCTTCTGATGCGAATACAAATACATTGTTATCAATTTGTATTGAACTTAAACCTTGTGTAATTGTTAATAAATCTAAACCTGTAACTGATACATCTACATCAGCTTTTCCAATTGCCGTGCCTGCTGTTATTGTAGCTTGTTGACCAGTTAATTGAACTGAGAATGTTTCGCCCCAAGCTCTGTTACCCCAGCCTCCTCTGCCCCATCCTTGTTCAACTTTAGCATCAACAGTGATTGAGCCTAAACTTGCTGATAGTGATTGACTTGAAACTAAAACCGATCCTGTAATACCCCAAGCACCAGAACCCCATTCAGCTCTGCCCCATCCATTTATAGACCCTGCAAATTCTAAAGTGCCTATTGTTGACGAAAGTGAAATACCTGAAAGTTCAACAGCATTGGAATCTTGATCACTCCAAGTGCCTGTTCCCCAACTTTGTGCTCCCCATGTATTAGCCATGAAGAACTCCTAACGGAAGTCCCGCTACAGAAAACAAATTAGTAATGTTTGCCATAGCAGGCTCCTCCTTAAAGTTATGCGATTCTTAATATAGCTGCACTCGTTGTAAACGCTGGAAACTGAATAGTGAATGTTCCTGCAGTTGCAGTTTTATCTCCACCAAAATCTAATACTGCTACAGCTGGATCTCCAGTTGCAGTATCGTTATAGATTAAGGCACCTCTCGCAGTTAGTGTAACACCTGTAAATGATAAATCAGCAAAGTCTGTAATTGCAGTATCTGATGCAACTGACGTTCCTACATTTACCAAAGCTTTACCACCGGAACTGTATCCTGCTGGTGAAGTTACTTCGTTACCTGTTGTAAAAGATGTAGTTGATTTTCCTAAAGTAGCCGAGTTAGTATACATTGCAAGTTTGAATGTATTACCACCTGGGTTCTTAAAATTGTGTGTTGCTTCTAATAATTCTTTTTTAAAAGTATTACAGATAGCATTAGTTGTTATAGCCATGTTTTCTCCTTAAATTTATGGTGACGGTGAAGGTATTTTTATTCGAGGAACTCCACTGTCGTATTCTCCTCTTCTTCGTCTACCCATTTGCTGTAGACCAAAAGCTTGTATGCTTTGATTATACCTGTCAGAATACAATTTGTATAGATCTTCAGGTCCTTTCAAATATCCATATGTTTCTTTTAATACACCATATAGCAACAAAGCTTCTTGATGCGTAGATATAAAAGTATTTGTTGTACTATTAAAATGTGGTGGATCTTTAATATAATTGATTTGAACAGTGCTTGCTGCAGCAGGTGTAGGTGCTACTAAAATTACCGCACCTGTTTGAACATTATCCTCCCAACTTGCAAAATATTTAGGAACTCCAGTAGTAGAATCATTTGGATTAAATTCAGATATAAAACTTGTGTCTCTTTTTTCCAAAAAAGTTCTGTTACCAGAACCATCTATTACCTGAACAGATCTTAAAACAAGAAGATCTCCGGGTAATGATACATAACGATTACCTATCGTAAAATTAGATGTTGCATATTTTCTTAAATCGTCATAATCAACTTGACCAGCAATATCTAACTCTACGTTTCTTATGAATTGATCTAATATTGAATCTGATAAGACGTTGCTATCAACTTCTGTGTAGTTTCTTACTTGTGTTAAAAATGCTGAATGTGTAATAGCCATTATGATATACTCACTGTTACAGATCCTATAATAGTTGAAGCTTCTCTTCTTCTATTTTGTAATGATGGATCTCTTGGTTGCATAGATTGTTGAGATGTAGTTATTCCATTACTTGTTACTGTTGTATCAAATGTTTCAAAAGCAAAATCGCCAGGTAATGTAAGATTTGCAACACCAACTGTAGTACCTCCCGAATCAGCTAATGTGGCATCATTTAATGCAACTGTTCTAGGTTGTTGAAATCTTTGAGGTCTTACTTTCTGCAAAGCAATAGCATCAGCTGTAACTTTTTTTCTTCTAATTTGAGGATGTTTTGGTTCGTATTCAGATATATGTACAAATGATCCATTCCATTCTGTAACCATTTCAGTGTATGGAAAAGCTTGTCCACTTCTATCTGATATCGCTAATGATCTGTTACCGTTTGCGTATTTAGCCATTATGATACATTTGGAAAGTACGACTGCGGAGAAACATATAATGATGTTCTCTGACCATCTTCTTCCAAAGCCCTTTTTAGTTCATCTTCATAAATAAGTTTCATTGCCTGTATTCTGTCAGGCGCTCTCTTCATAGATAAATAATAAGCAAGACCTGCACACATGCATGGTAAAAATCTATAAGCTACATCTGCTTGTTGATCATGATAAGCTGTAGCATCTTCAATTCTGTTTATTGAGTAAAATTTAAGTGTAGTGTACGTTGATGCATCAGGTGCTAAATATAAACTTATTTTAGGTGTTGTTTGTCTATCAACATAATATTGTGATGGCTGTCCTGTCGCTAATTTATTTGGTAAAGCTGCGTACGCAGATCTGTCAATTTTTGTCAGTGATACATCTTGTGTGCTTGGTCCATCAGAAGCTGCGGCTGTAGTTGATATGTAAGCCTCTAACACATCATTAACATTTGCAGGAACTGTGTATGTTGCTGTTCCAGCTGTTAATGCTTGTTCATTAAGTTGAACCTT